GGGCTTATTCTTTATATACCGTCCTCTCGGTGTCAGGAAAAATCTTTGGCGTACGAAGGTGCGCCTTGATACCTGAAAAGCTGAAAATCGTCCCCCGTTGCATAAGATACAAGCGGGACGATAGTTCTGCTGCTGGAACCCACAAACTTGGAAGCTGTGGGATACCAGAAATTGAAATTCCGTGTAGCCACCAAATCAAACGCAGGGTTTGTTGATGGGTACACTTCATTGTTGCATGACATAGCAAACAAATTTCTCGTGTATTGTGGAAGCTCTACTTCCACGCCACCATTGGTGGCAGGCATGAATTCCACTGTGCCTTCTGCACTGGGATACATGGTCTGAGGAGGAGTGAAAACATTTGAAATAACACTTTCACCAAATTCCTCTTCCTTCAATTGTACAAGTACAGAATCAGAGTGTCCCTGATCTGCACCTGTCATTGAAATTCTGTATCTCATACCGCCCCTCATACATAAATATGCAAGCCGGATATGAGGCAGAAAAGTATGACGCGCTTGTTCATCCAGCGTGACGCCATCATAAACTGGACGAATGGGAGGATAAATGCTGCGCCGGCCCCAGGCCACATATTGGCCAAAGTTCCAGGTGCCTGTCACTATCCTCTCAGCAGTAGTGTCACCGTTAGCAAAGCGCTTGAGAATACCCCTCAGAGACGCGGGTTGTTCTCCAAAACATACCTCAGATATATGATCCATGGTCGCTCCACTTTCATTTAACGTGTCGCACAGAACAGGTACAGTGGTAACCGTATCGCTCTCAGTGCGAACGTCGTTTGGAGCTTGCAAAAAACCTCCAGGATCTACATTCACCCTAGTATCGGGCAGATGTACTGTAGTAATCCGGTTGAAAGCCATGTCTCGTGAACGAACATATACGTTAATTTTCACAGACGAACCATCAGGTGATTGGAGTTCAGTGAAAGGAGTCACATATATGAACCCATTGGCAAAATCCTCCAGTGAGGACAAATCCTCCCGACCCACGATTTCATCCGTCGTTGGCGATCGTGACCATGGCTTAGGCCTTGCCCACTTCACAGTATAGCAAACATCACGTGTGTCTTGAATATCCACAATTTTCACATACTGCTTGTTCAAGCTCGTGAAACTGGTGATAATAGCATGTTGTGATACATTTGGCTCGTACACAATAGCCAACTTACCACGGTGAAAGGCCGAACAAACAATCTCGAAACGGAAATCAATGTCTCCTCGCCAATACTCAAAAAACGACGATGCAAAAGCAAGTGCAGTGGGTGTAATGACATAATTGTCCAGCGTGATTTCAGTATACGTACTCAACTGCGGATAGACAGGTAACTTCAGGATGGATCCTGCCATAGAAACATCCCTGTCAGACCAGGTGAAGGTCGTCAGATATGATTCAGTTTTACATAAAAATGCAAGAGACATCTCATCCTCGTTTGTGCCCCCAATTGCTGGATCAACCATAAGCTCTTGTTGAGGATCATACGTCATTCGCATACCTGTATCAAGTCCAATGCAATTCATGCCGTTTGCATATGGACGGTTTTTCACAAAATTTGGATCACGTATTGAAACAGGATATGAATAACCGAAAGCGCTCGAGATACTCGATACAGCCCCAAGAGCCATCTCACTAGCCTGCGCATAACGCCCAATAATCGGAACATCCCGCAGCCTAGCTGCTATCTCTTGAGCGCGAGTCGCCATTCTCTCAATGGGCCCGGTTTTCCTTTCATCTGATTCAGTGGTAATATCAAGTTGCGAGCCTGTAGGTACTCCCAACTCAACATTTTCCATCCAATAATAAAAACTCAAAG